GTGGGGAAAAAAAGAGGGCTTTCATGAAAAAGTCTGCGTCCCAGAGCCAAATTTAACATTTACTATAAGGGCGTAGAGATCAACTCTACGCTCTTCTTCATCGGCACCGCAGCGTTCTGCGGAAACCTCCTCCTCCTGTTCTCGTGTTCTCCGGTGTGGATAAATATATTTATTCACACACGGAGACACGAGAACGAAAGAATGAGGTTGCTGGCCGGTGATCGGGCATGATGGGGAGGACAACATGGAGGTAAAAAACAGAAAGCTTTCCAGCATTACTGCATACGGGAAAAATGCGAAAAAGCATGACAAGACGCAAATCAACAACGTTGCGGAGAGCATCAAGCAGTACGGCTTTGTGCAGCCGATTGTGATTGACCGCGACGGCGTGATTGTAATTGGCCACTGCCGCGCTCTGGCGGCGAAAAAGCTGGGCATGGAAGAAGTGCCCTGTGTCTGCGTGGACGATCTGACACCGGAGCAGGTGAACGCCCTGCGGCTGGTGGATAACAAGAGCAACGAGAGCGATTGGGACTTTGACCTGTTGGCTGATGAGCTGCCGGGGCTTGACTTGTCTGCTTTTGACTTTGACTGGGGCCTGCGTGATGAACTCGACACGTCAGTGGTAGAGGACAACTACGATCCTGTTTTACCGGCAGAGCCAAAGAGCAAACTTGGCGATGTTTACCAGCTTGGAGACCATCGCCTTATGTGCGGAGACAGCACGTCTTTGACAGACGTACAGAAGCTCGTGGGGGGGGCACAAATGGATTTGCTGCTCACAGACCCCCCGTACAATGTGGACTATCAGGGCACCGCCGGTAAAATCAAGAACGATAACATGGAAGATGCAGCCTTTAGGCAGTTCCTGACGGATGCTTTCTCCAATGCGGCGATGGTTATGAAACCCGGCGCTCCGTTCTACATCTGGCATGCAGACAGTGAAGGGTATAACTTCCGTGGTGCGTGTAAAGATTCAATGCTGCGTGTCCGGCAGTGCCTGATCTGGGTAAAGAATTCCCTCGTAATGGGGAGACAGGATTTCCAGTGGAAACATGAGCCTTGCCTGTACGGTGAAAGCGAAATTGAAGAGGACGCGCATGAGCCTTGCCTTTACGGATGGACGGAAGGCAAGAAGCACTACTTCTTCAAGAACCGCAGACAGACAACTGTGCTGAATTTCGATAAGCCTGTCAAGTCTGCGGAGCATCCGACCATGAAGCCGATTAAGCTGTTTGATTACCAGATGCAGTGCTCCAGCAAGCCGGGAGAGAATGTTCTCGACCTGTTCGCTGGCTCCGGCACAACGATCATGGCGGCAGAGCAGAACGGGAGGAACGCATACTGCATGGAGTTTGATCCGAAGTATGCCGATGTCATTGTTGATCGGTGGGAGAAGTTTACGGGGAAGAAAGCGGTGTTACTGAATGACGATTGAAGAAGCACGGGCGATTATAGCCAAAACCAGCAGCCCGTATTTGAAGCGGGACATGGAGAAGTTTATCAAACGCCAGCAGAGAAAGGAGGGCGCGTATGGCAAGGCCAAGAAAGGAAATAGATCAGAAGCAGTTCGAGAACCTCTGCGGCCTGCAATGCACGCTTGAGGAAATCTGCGGTTGGTTTGATGTGACTGATAAAACACTGGATAGTTGGTGTAAACGCACCTATCATGCCAGTTTTTCCGAGGTATTCAAGCAAAAGCGAGGAGCGGGGAAAATTTCACTGCGACGTAGCCAGTGGCGGCTTGCGGAAAAGAACGCAAGCATGGCTATCTGGCTTGGGAAGCAATACTTAGGGCAGCGCGATGAGCCAGAAGAATCGATTGACGTGGAGGATACGGACGCTTATCTGAAAGAAGCGGGTATCGAATGAAAAGCTCGACAATCCACCCAGCGTTCGGGGATAAGCATAAGGAATATATCAGAAATGCAACGCGCTGCATTATTTCTGTTGCGGAAGGTGCTGTTCGAGCGGGAAAAACCATCGACAATATAGCCGCCTTTGCAACGATGATAAACAAAGGCACGCCTGATAGAATCCATTTGGCGACCGGCTCCACAGCGGCGAACGCTAAGCTAAACATTGGAGACGCGAACGGATTCGGGCTTGAATATCTATTTCGCGGTCGGTGCAGATGGACGAAGTATAAGGGAAACGAGGCTCTTGTAATTAAATCCTGTGGGCGGGATTATGTAGTTATTTTTGCGGGCGGGGCGAAAGCGGACAGCTTTAAAAAGATACGCGGCAACTCATACGGAATGTGGATTGCAACCGAGATCAACCTTCACCATGAGGACACGATCAAGGAGGCATTCAATCGACAGCTTGCCGCAAAACTTCGACGTGTTTTTTGGGATTTAAACCCTTCGTCGCCTGGACACTGGATTTACCAGAATTACATAGATCGATTCCCAGAACAATTTGGAGCGCGGTATAATTACCGGCACTTTACTATCCGGGACAATGCAACGATTACAGCCAAAAGGCTTGCGGAAATCGAAAGCCAGTATGATATAAAAAGCATCTGGTATCGACGGGATATCCTCGGTGAGCGCTGCATTGCGGAAGGGCTTGTGTATCCGATGTTTGGCGATTCCTGCATCGTACAGGAAACACCGGACACCGGCGATTACTACATTTCCATTGACTACGGCACGCACAATCCGTTTTCGGCTGGCTTGTGGTGCGTGACGAAAACGGAAGCGGTGCGAATCGGAGAGTATTATTACTGCGGGCGAGAAGAACGGAAAGAAAAAACGCCGGAAGAGTATTATTCAGAGGTCAAGCGCCTCGCAGGCGGGAGGGATATAAAATGCCTAATTGTAGACCCGTCGGCGGACGCTTTTATTGCCACCGTAAAGAAGCACCATGAGTTCAAAGTTCGTGGGGCTGTGAATGATGTATTGCCCGGCATACAGACAACGGCTGAGATGATTGCGTCTGGGAAGCTCAAAATCCATGAGAGCTGCGAGGACGCCATCCGCGAATTCGGGCTTTACAGGTGGGACGAAAAAGCAGAATCTGACCGCGTCGTGAAGGAAAACGACCACGCTATGGACGAAATCAGGTACATGGTGATGACGGTCTTGAAAAAGCACTTCAAAGAACACAGATTTGTGCCGGAGCTGGCGCGGTGAGGTAAAAGATGAAAACATATCAGGATTTTTTAGAGGTTGCGGAAAAGTCTGACCGGGAACGGATGGAATTTGTTCTGTCCGCGATCAACGATCATAAAAACTCGGATCTGTACCAGCAGGCAAAAATTGCGCGGGAATACGACGAGCACCGGAATGTTACCATCATTACCGTGCAGAAGCTGCTTTATACGCTGTCCGGGAAGGCTATCCCGGACAACTATAGCGCAAATTACAAGCTCCGCAGCGCATTCTTCCCGATTTTCATGCGGCAGGAAACACAGTATCTGCTCAGCAACGGCGTGATACTGAAAAACGCCGAGAACAAGAAGCGGCTCGGCAGAAAATTTGACAATCAGATTCAGGAGTTGGCGCGCTCGGCGCTCGTCGGCGGCGTGGCCTATGGCTTCTGGAACCTCGATCATTTGGAAGTGTTCACGGCCCTAGAATTTGTGCCGCTGCTGGATGAGGAAAACGGATCGCTTCGCGCCGGTATTCGGTTCTGGCAGGTAGCGGCGAACAAGCCGCTGCGAGCGACACTGTACGAGCCGGACGGATTCACACAATTCATCCGCAGGAGCGGGAAAGAGATGGAGATTTTAGCACCGAAACGCGGCTATATCTCCGTCGAAGCCTCGTCTGAGGTGGACGGAACAGAAATCTTGGAGTATCAGAATTACCCCGGATTCCCGATCATCCCCATGTACGGCAATCGCGCCCAGCAGTCCGAGCTTGTTGGCCAACGCGAGGCAATTGACTGCTACGATCTGATCAAATCCGGTTTCGCGGATACCGTCGATGACGCATCGATTATCTACTGGACGATCTCTAACGCAGGCGGCATGGACGAAATCGATATGGCGCGGTTCAAAGAAACTATGCGGAGGATCGGAGTTGGCCTTGTGGACGACGACGGCGCAAAGGCGGAGGCCCACACGCTTACGATTCCAGTCGAGGCGCGGGAAGCGCTGCTGAGCAGACTCAGCGACGATCTTTACAGGGACTTTCAGATGCTGGACACCACGAAAATACAGGGCGGGCAAAAGACTGCGACTGAGATCACGGCGGCATACCAGCAGATGGACAACAAAGTCGACGAATTCGAATACTGCGTCGGTGATTTCCTGTATCAGCTTTTTGCGCTGATCGGCATTGACGATGAGCCGACATTTACGCGTTCGAAGATCGTGAACCAGCTGGAGCAGACGCAGATGGTGCTGCTTGCCGCGAGCTACCTTGACGACGAAACGATTCTGAGCAAGCTGCCGTGGCTTACGCAGGAGGAAATCGCAAACATTTTGAAGAGGAAAAGCGCGGAAGAATTAGAGCGATATTCCACGAAAGATATGGAGGAATAGACGTATGAGCGGCATGGTACAGGGCGATGCGTACAGTCTGGCCGTCACGGTCAAGAACAACGGGCAGGCTGTCGAGATCGACGATATTGAGAAGATCGAAATGACGCTTCTGTATTTGCAGAAGTATTACCCAGGCCAGATCACATACGCGGACGGGAAATTCTATTTCCCGCTGGCGCAGGAAGAAACATTCCGCCTGCCGAAGGTCTGCCCGATGCAGATTCGCGTGAAATTCAAAAGCGGTGACGTGCTCGGCTCCGAGAAAAAGCAGATCGACGTATCTGCCGCGCTTTCAAAGGCGGTGTTGTGATGGGCGGCATTGAATTTGAACTCAAGAACCGCGATCCGGTTGACGTTTCCTTTAACGTTTCCGTGCGTGCTGGCGGCGGCTCCGGCGGCGGCTACAACATCGGCCCCGGCCTGAAGCTGGACGCCGAAACGAACACCCTGTCCGTCGATACGGCGGACGCAGTCGAAAAGGACAACACCAAGCCCGTAACGTCCGCCGCTGTGTTTGCGGAGGTCGGCAACATCAACGCGCTGCTCGCGACGATTTAAGGAGAGGATTTTATGAGCACACAGACTGAAATTACAAGATTGCAGACCGCGCGGAACAAGCTGCGCACATGGCTCGTCGGCCTCGGCCTCGCCGCGAGCACGGACAAGCTCGACGCGCTGGCCGACAAGGCATCGGCCATCAAAAATCAGGGCGCGGTTGACGCCAACGTCAAGGAGGGCGAGTCCTACACCATCCCCGCGGGCTATCACAACGGCTCCGGCACGGTCAAGGGCGTCTCCGGCGGCGGCAACTACAACCTGCAGGCCAAATCCGTCACGCCGACGAAGGAGCAGCAGTCCGTCACACCAGATCAGGGCTATTACGGCCTGTCCGGCGTGACCGTCGGCGCGATCCCGGAAAACTATCAGGACGTGTCCGCCACGACCGCCGCACCCGGCGACGTGCTGGCGAATAAAGTATTTATCGACGCGGACGGCGTAACGCAGGCTGGCACCATGCCGGACAACGGTGCAGTGGAGAAAGTGCTGGACGCGACGACCGGCAATCAGGAGTACACTGTCCCCGCCGGTAAGCACTCCGGCACGGGCAAGGTATCTGTCATGCTGGAAACCAAGTCCGCCACGCCTGCCGAGGCCGCGCAGGACATTACGCCCACAAAGGGCAAAGTACTCGGCAAGGTCACGGTCGGCGCGATTCCAGACAAATACAAGGACGTTTCCGGCGTGACTGCCGGAGCGGCTGACGTGCTGGACGGCAAATTTATCGTGCTGGCCGACGGCAGCAAGGCCGAGGGCACCATGGCAAACAACGGCGCGATCGCAAAGACCATCGACGGCCTCACGCAGGCCAGCGTAGACATTCCCGCAGGCTATACCTCCGGCGGCACCGTCAGCCTGACGGACGACATCGAAAACGCTCTCGCCGCGATTTAAGGAGGCCGACATGAGCGTACAGACGCAGATAAGCCGCATCACCGACGCCGTCGGCGCAGCCTATGACGCCGTAACGGCAAAGGGCGGCACGACCCCGCAAGCCGAGACCGTCGCGGGCCTCGCGGACGCGATCGGCACGATCCCAACCGGCGGATCATCCGCCCCCGGCGCGCCCGGTGACATCACGTTCTACGACTACGATGGCACGATTGTCACGTCTTGGACGCTATCAGAATTGGCAACAAAGACAGCGCTACCAGATTATCCATCGCATAACGGGCTTATCTGTCAGGGCTGGAACTGGTCGCTGGCTGACCTCAAGACCACAAATCGCAAAATGAATGTCGGCGCGATGTACATCACAGATGACGGCAAGACCCGTATCTATATCCGCCTGGAAGAAGGACGCACATCTCCAATGCTCGGCGTTTGCCCGAATGGCACTGTCACCGTGGACTGGGGTGATGGAACCACACCGGATACACTGACGGGGACAAGCACAACGACTGTAAAATGGACGTCGAATCATGCTTATGCAGCACCGGGCGAGTATGTGATCAAGCTGACAGTTGATGGGACGATGGGGTTTTACGGCGAATTTTCATTGACTAGTGCTAGCGCAATCCTTCGGTATTCGTCTAGTGGTGACAATCGAAATTATGTTTATCGAAATAGTGTTCAGAGAATTGAGATTGGAAACGGTGTAACAAGTATTGGAAATTCAGCATTCTATTGTTGTTATTCTCTAGCATCAATTACAATACCTAATGGTGTAACGAATATTGGAAATTCAGCATTCTATAGTTGTTATTCTCTAGCATCAATTACAATACCTAATGGTGTAACGAATATTGTAGATTCAGCATTCTATAGTTGTTATTCTCTAGCATCAATTACAATACCTAATGGTGTAACGAATATTGTAGATTCAGCATTTGGTAATTGTCGTTCTCTAGCATCAATTACAATACCTAATGGTATAACAAGTATTGGAGATTCAGCATTTAATAATTGTTATTCTCTAGCATCAATTACAATACCTAATGGTATAACAAGTATTGGAGATTCAGCATTTAATAATTGTTATTCTCTAGCATCAATTACAATACCTAATGGTATAACAAGTATTGGAGATTCTACATTTCATAATTGTCGAGGTGTAGCTTTTTATGATTTCACAGCTTGTACAACGGTTCCGACACTAGCATCCACCAATGCTTTTACCGGCATTCCCGCTGACTGTCAAATCCGTGTTCCGGCAGCACTTGTGGATGCATGGAAAGCAGCTACAAACTGGTCAACCTATGCAAGTCATATCGTGGGGGTGTAAAGATGATTCAAAGAGAATTTTATACACAGCGTAAGGATGGTGTAAAGCTATACCGTACCTATTCTGATGCAGGAATGATGATTCGGCAGAATGAGACTGGCGCGGAATACGCCGAGGCCGTCGACGTGACCGACGCGCCGTACACCTACAAGGAGACGGAGACCAGGATCCCGGCGGAAGAAGCTGCGGAGGACACCGACGCCCTGCGCGCCCGGCTGGACGACGCCGAGACCGCCGCAAAAATTCTGCTCGGGGAGGCGGACTGACATGAGCACGTATACCGAGCGGGCGCGGGCGCTGCGCCCCTATATCGTCAAAAGCGCAGCCAGTCTCACCGACGCCGACGCGAGTCTCGCACCAGAGCTTTTCACCCGCCTGACCGGCTCCGGCAGCCTCGTCAAAGCCGGCATGCGCATCAACTGGGGCGGCACCATCAAGCGCGCCGCCTCCGACCTCTGGGACACGGCCCAGAACACCCCGGACGCCGCCCCGGCCCTCTGGGAGGACATCGCCTACAAACAGGGCTACAGGATCATCCCCGAGACCATCACTGCCGGTCTCGCCTTTGCCAAGGGCGAAAAAGGCTGGTGGCAGACTGAATTGTACGAATCCCTGCTGGACGCCAACGTCTGGACCCCGTCCGTAAACCCGGACGGGTGGAAGAAGATCACGGAAGAAGGTACATAGCCATGGACGCTGCAACCATCATCGTCACCCTCGTCTGCGCCGCGCTCGGCGGGGCGGATAGAAGTGTATGAGCACAAGCAACACCGCCGGGCAGAAAATGACCGACGCAGAGCTCGCAAAGCTTGAAAAGCGGATTGCTGCGATATACAGGGAAGCGTATAACGATCTGACGGATACGATCAGGGATTACTTCGGTAAATTTGCAGCGCGTGACGCGGTGGAAAAGGCGCGGCTGGACGCTGGGGAGATCTCGGAGGATCAATACAAGATGTGGCGGCTTGCGCAGATCGGGCGTGGAAGGCGCTTTGAGGCGCTACGGGATAAGGTCGCAGAGCGCATGACAAATGCAAACGTTGCTGCTGTTGCGTATGTAAACGATGCAACGCCGGGCATTTACAGCTTGAACCGAAATTTCGCGGCGTACACCATTGAGCAGGTGACCGGAGATGTCGGCTTCGACATCTGGGACGAACAGACCGTGAAGCGCCTGATCTCCGAGCAGCCGGAGCTTATGCCGTACTATCCGGAAAAGCGGGCGCTCAATCGCGGGATAGATCTTGCATATGGGAAAAAGCAGATCACGGCCAGTGTCACCAGCTCCATCTTGCAGGGCCGGAGCATCAAAGGCATGGCGGATGATCTGCAAAGCCGTATCACCACCATGAACCGCGATAGCGCCATCCGGACGGCCCGCACAGCCGTCACCGGCGCACAGAACGCCGGGCGGCTGGATTCCTATTATGCTGCCGAGAAAATGGGAATCAAGTGCAGAAAACAATGGATGGCGACGCTCGACGGAAGAACCCGCCACTCCCACGCCATGCTCGACGGCGAGATCGTGGACAACGACAAAAAGTTCTCCAACGGCTGCCGCTACCCAGGTGACCCGAACGGCCCACCGTCCGAAATCTATAACTGCCGCTGCACGCTGGTATCCGAGGTCGAAGGAATCGACACCTCCGGAGGAAAGCGCCGCGCCAGGAACCAGGCGACCGGACGGAATGAGCTGATCGAGAACATGAGCTATGCCGAATGGGCAGGGTGGAAAAAGAAAAATGGACGTTAAATTTATCGACAACTCAGAGGAAATCAAGGACAATATGAAAAACGTGCTGCTTCGTGCGCTTGAAAAGATCGGCATGACGGCGGAAAAGTACGCGAAGCGGCTATGCCCGGTTGATACCGGAAACCTACGCAACAGCATCACGCACCGCGTAGACCAGGAAGAACCGGCGGTATATGTCGGAAGTGATTCTGAATATGCTGCCTATGTGGAGCTCGGGACGGGCAAGCATTATCCGGGCGGGAGACCTACGCCGTGGGCGTATCAGGACGCAAAGGGCAACTGGCACTGGACGGCGGGAAATAAAGCACAGCCGTATTTGAAGCCAGCGGCGGCGAACTATGCGGCGCAGTACCGGCAAATTGTCGAAGATGAGATGAAAAACGGATAAAGATTGCGTCCCAGAGCCATAAATATACGGTATAAGTGTGGTAACAGCAAAGAAATGACTGTTGCCACATTTTTTGTTCTGTCGCGGCAAAGCACCGCCGACAAGGGAAAGGAAGATAGAACATGGCACTGACGCGCAAGCTCCTGAAGGGCATGGGGCTGACAGAAGAGCAGATGGATACGATCATTGAGGCGCACACCGATACCGTAGACGGGCTAAAAAGCGACCTTGCACGGTATAAGGCAGACGCCGAAAAGCTCCCCGGAGTGCAGGCGGAGCTTGAAAACCTGAAAGCCAAAGGCGACGATGGCTGGAAGGATAAGCACGACAAGGTCAAAAAGGAATTTGACGACTACAAAAGAGAGCAGATGCAGAAGGAAACCAAGAGCGCGAAAGAATCCGCGTATCGGGAACTTTTGAAGTCTGCGGGTATCAGCGAAAAACGAATTGATTCGGTTTTGAAGGTCACCGATCTGACCAGCGTTGAACTGGAAGACGGCAAGATCAAGAACGCCGACGAGCTGCGCAAATCCATCAAGGAAGAGTGGGCGGACTTCGTTGTTACCACCAAGCAGAAGGGCGCGGACACCAAAGATCCGCCCGCAAACAACGGCGGCGCTATGAGCCGGGACGACATCTTCAAAATCAGGGACGCGTCTGAACGGCAGGCAGCAATCGCCGCCAACCTTAATTTGTTCGGAAAGGAAGAATAAACATGGGAGCAAAGACCAATCTGACGATGACGAGCGACGTTCAGGTAACCGCTCGTGAAATCGATTTTGTAACCCGCTTTGCGCGGAACTGGCAGCACCTGCGCGACATTCTCGGCATTATGCGCCCCATCAAAAAGCAGCCGGGCACCGTCCTGAAATCCAAGACCGCAAGCGTGACGCTCGCGCAGAGCGTCGGCGAGGGTGAAGAGATTCCCTACTCCAAAGCGACTGTCATTGAAAAGGACTACGCCAACATCAACGTCGAGAAGTACGCAAAGGCTGTTTCCATCGAGGCGATCAAGGAATACGGCTATGACGTTGCCGTCGCCCTGACCGACGAGGCGTTCCTGTATGAGCTGCAGACCAATGTCACCAATCGGTTCTACGATTATCTGAATACCGGCCTGCTGACCGTCAGCGAAACCAACTGGCAGCGCGCGCTTGCAATGGCGAAGGGCGCTGTTATCAACAAGTTCAAGCAGATGCACCGCACCGCGACCAACGTTGTTGGCTTCGTGAACGTGATGGATCTGTACGATTACCTCGGCGGCGCCGATATCACCATCCAGACTGAATTCGGCTTCCAGTACATCAAGAACTTCATGGGCTATAGCACCGTGTTCCTGCTGTCTGACGATGAGATCAAACGCGGTCGTGTTATTGCGACTCCGGTCGAGAACATTGTCCTGTACTACATTGACCCAGCTGACAGCGATTTCGCCCGTGCCGGTCTCGACTACAGAACCGACGGAGAAACCAACCTTGTCGGTTTCCATGTGCAGGGCAACTACTCCACTGCGGTCTCCGAGTCCTTTGCGATCATGGGCATGACCCTGTTCGCGGAGTATCAGGACGGCATTGCCGTTGCTGACATTGACGAGACCCCGACGCTCGGCACGCTGACGGTTACCTCTGCGGCGGGCACGGCGACAGGTGACACGAAGATCACGGTAACGCCCGCGAAGGAAGCAAGCGGCAACGTCTACAAGTACAAGGTAGGCGATTCGGCTGAGACTGTCACCTACGGCCAGAACGTCAGAACGTGGCCGACGTGGGACGGCAAGTCCGATGTCACGGCAGCGACGGGCAAGAAGATCACAGTCGTTGAGGCTGACGCGACTTACAAAGCGCAGAAGGCTGGCAACGCAACGGTAACGGCAAAGTAAGGAGGCGGCAGCGCAATGCTAACCGAATTGTGCGGGGTTCTGCGGAACTGGTTTGAAACGGATCGGATCAGCGGAACGTACACAGTAGAAAACGGCAGCATTGCGCTGCCGTTCCTGCAAGAAGGGCAATTCTTCCGGATTGTAGGTTCCGTTTTTAATGACGGTGTGCACCAATACCCGGATTACGGGATGGCCGACGAGACCTTTGATGGCTCTGTCTGGCCGATGGCCGTCCCGTCCGCTGTCCTCGCCCTCGAAGCTGAGATCAGAGCATGGCAGGAGAAAAACGGGGACGCGGCAGCAAGCCCGTTTACCTCGGAAAGCTTCGGAGGCTATAGCTACTCGAAGGGATCGAGCGGAAGTGCCTCCGCGAATGGGGCTGTGACATGGCAGACGACGTTCAAATCGCGCATGAACCAGTGGAGGAAGATCTGATATGAGTTTACTTGATGATTTTGCCCGCCCGTGCGTGCTGCTCGAAAAAAGCCGGACGCCGGACGGAGCGGGCGGTTACGTCACGATATGGACGGACGGGGCGGAATTCGCAAATTACCAGATGCTCGATACGTCCATGGAGGCTCGCAGAGCGGAGAAGGAGGGCGTGACAAGCGTTTACTCGGTGCTTGTGCAAAAAGCCGTACCAATCGATTATAACGACTTCTTCCGCGACAAGACGACCGGCGAGACGTACCGCGTCACGTCCGAGCCAAAGGACAAGCAAACACCGAAGTCTGCAAGCTTCGATCTGAAATACTTCACTGCAGAAAAGAAAGCGCTGCCAACATGACGAAAGACAAAGCATTGCATGCGTGGTTCTCGCAATTTCTCACGGCATACCCCACATCAAGTGTCCCGGACGATGCCGTTTTTCCGTGGCTGACCTATGAGCTGATTACCGGCGCGTGGGACAGCGGGGAAATTGGCCTGACAGTGAATCTCTGGTACTACACAACGCAGGAAGCAGAACCAAACGCGAAAGCGCAGGAAATCTCGGACGCTATCGGCTTGGGCGGCGTGTTTGTGCCGTGTGACGACGGCGCAATCTGGATCAAGCGCGGATCTCCGTGGTGCCAGAACGTCCGGGACGATTCTGATGCAAATATCAAGCGGCGGTATTTGAACGTCACAATCGAATACATTACCGCGAACTGAAAGGACTGATTTCATGGCGAAATTTACAAAAATTCCGGCGGATACGTTTAAGCAGCTGCAAATCAATGCTGGCGTTGTTTTGAGCAAATTTACGCCTGCAACCGGAACGTTTGAACCGGAGAACCAGATCGGCGCAACTACCGGAGGCGTTACATTTTCCGCGACACCGACGTATTCTGACTACGGCTCGGATGTGGATAATTGCCCAAAGAACACAATGGAAATGAAGCGGATGGACGATGTCGAAGTGAAACTTTCCGGTACATATGTAACGGCTACGACTGCCTCCGCGAAATCTCTTATGGCGGCGGCTGACATCGACGGCACAGATACGACGAAGGTTGTTCCTCGGCGCGATCTTTCACCGACTGACTTTGCGGACATCTGGCTTGTGGGTGATTATTCCGACAAGAACGGTGCGACAAACGGTGGTTTCATTGCTATTCGTCTTATGAACGCGCTATCGACCGGCGGATTCCAGCTGAAAACCGCCGACAAGGGCAAGGGGCAGATGGCGTTTGAGTACACGGCGCACTATTCGATGTCAAAGCAGGACGTTGTGCCATATGAGGTTTATATCAAAGCCGGTACGGCTGAAACGTAAGGAGAAGAAAGTATGAAATTTTCGGAACTTAGCACTGATAGGGCGGCTGACGTTCTTTGCGAGGTCAGCGTGTGCGCGCTCAACATCCTGACCGATGATGAGCTGCGGGAGAGTCTGAAAGCACAGATCGACGCGGAGAAGCCGCAGACGGCGGGAGAACGGTACGCGATCGGTGCGCAGAAGATCGGTCAGTGGATTCCTCTGATTCTGAAAAAGCACCGGGAAGATACGCTTGGTATTCTGGCTGCGATCAACGAAACGACTGTTGAGGCGATCAAAAAGCAGAGCGTCCTAAAAACCATGTGGCAGATTCAGGAGATCGTCAAGGACAAGGATATGCAGAATTTTTTCAAATCGTGCGCGTCGGAGGCGAAAGCGTAACGCTTGCGCTTCTGGCAGCTCCAAAGATAAGCGCGGGAGGGCTGATTCGCCTTTTGCCGATTTTGGTAAAGCGGCAGCAGGAAGAATCAGCCTTCCGTATTTATACGGCGGAGTGTTTGCGCACAATGACGGAAAACACAGCAAAATTCGCGGGCGGCAGCTTTGTGCAGGCAAAATATTCCGATCTGATAGACCCGAAGCCGCAGGACAACCGAACCTGCGAAGAGATCACCGCCGAGGTTGTTAAGCGGTGCGGATTGGTGGTGAAGCATGAATCTATTTGAACTTTTTGTAAAAATCGGCGCGGACACGTCTGAAGCGGACAAGGGCATCGACGAAACCGGGAAGAAAACATCCGGCCTCGGCGAGAAGATTAAAAACGGCCTTGCCACTGTCGGCAAGGCTGCGGTAGTCGGCGTGACGGCAGCGGCGACGGCAATCGGCACGATTGGAACAAAGGCAATCCAAGCATATGCGGACTACGAGCAGCTTGTCGGCGGCGTAGAGACGCTTTTTAAGGATAGCCAAGATAAAGTTATGGAGTACGCAAACAACGCGTACAAAACCGCTGGGCTGTCTGCGAATGAGTACATGGAGACGGTGACAAGCTTTTCTGCATCCCTGCTGCAGTCTCTCGATGGGGATACCAGTGCAGCGGCAGAAAAAGCAAACCTGGCGCTGACTGATATGTCCGACAACGCGAACAAAATGGGCACGGACATGACATCAATCCAGAACGCATATCAGGGGTTCGCAAAAGCAAATTACACCATGCTCGATAACCTGAAGCTCGGCTACGGCGGTACGCAGGCCGAAATGCAGCGGCTGCTTGAAGACGCGGAGAAAATCTCCGGCATCAAGTACGACATTTCCAGCTATGCGGATATCGTGGACGCGATCCATGTCGTGCAGACCGAAATGGGCATCACCGGCACGACCGCAAAAGAAGCCGCGTCCACGATTCAAGGATCTTTCGGCATGGTAAAAGCCGCATTGAAGAACCTTGTGACCGGCCTTGCAGACCCGGATCAGGACTTGGGAACCCTCGTGGGAAACTTCACGGATTCCATTGTTGTTGCGGGCAATAACCTGATTCCGCGCATTCAGGAGCTTTTGCCGCGCATTGTGGAGGCAATTTCCACGCTGCTGGGAACCGTAAGCTCGCAACTGCCGGGCATACTTGGCTCTGTCCTGCCCTCGCTTATAGAAGGCGCGGCAAGCCTAATTACCGGACTTATGTCCGCGCTCCCGGAGATCCTTACGGTGCTTGGCGACATCGCGCCGACAGCCATTGGGATTCTCGTTCCGGCCATAGTCGAGCTTCTGCCGGAAATCATTCAAACCGGTATAGATGTTGTTATCTCTCTGGTACAAGGCATTACGGAGACGCTTCCGGAATTGATCCCGGCGGCAACGGAAGCAATCATCAAAATCGCTGAAACGCTGACCGACCCTGGCAATCTCGGGAATTTGGTAGATGCGGCGCTTGAGATCATCCTCGCTCTGGCGGACGGAATCATTGACGCCGTCCCGAGGCTGCTTGAGGTGGCGCCCAAGCTTATCACAAATCTCATCACCGCGCTTATTGAAAACTTCCCCAAAATCATTGAATCCGGCGCAAAACTTGTTATGTCGCTGATCGATGGCCTGATTAAATCCATTCCGCAGCTTACTGCGGCTGTGCCAAAACTCATTATCGGGATTGTACAGGGGATTCTTAACAATCTTCCGCAAATCATCATGTCCGGCCCGAAAATCATCATGGCGCTTATTGAGGGCCTTATTAGCGCAATCCCGGATCTTGTCATGTCGATCCCAACGATAATCAAATCGATTGTAGATACGTTCCTCGGATACGATTGGGGCAGCATCGGAACAAATATCGTTGACGGTATCAAAAACGGATTTCTGCATATGTGGGAGAGCCTAAAGCGGACGGTAAGCGATATGGTCAACGGCCTTGTGAGCGGCGTCAAGAGCATCCTCGGTATTGCGTCCCCGTCTAAAGTCTTCGCCGGAATCGGCGGCTACATGGCAGAAGGACTTGGGCAGGGCTTTGACAGGGAAATGCTCGGGGTGCGGAAAGATATCGAAGATCAGATGACCTTCGGAACAACGTCATTCTCCGTGTCCGGCGCGGCAAAGTCCTCTGTCGGCGTCGTGAACGGCCTGCTTGCCAACAACCAGCCCGGAACGCCAATGCAGATCAACCTTGTACTCGACGGACAGACGATAGCAAGAGCAATATTCGATCCGCTGCGGGGCGAGATCGTACAAAGGGGTGTATCGCTTGCGTAGGATTAAAATCACGGACGGAACAAACACGGTCACGCTTCTGCGCGATCTCGTGTTCACGATTCAGCCGAAGGATATTGGCGCAACCGCGACAATGGCATCCGGAAAGACGGTTATGGATATCATCGGGGTAAAAAATGAATTGAAAATCCCGACGGGCTGGCTTTCTGTCGCCGATCTCCGAAAACTCCGCAGCATGATCAACACGAAACATGTGTTGAGCGTAACATACCCGGATGTAGACGGCGACAAAACAAGGGATTTCCTTTTTGAACAGCCGGAATACAAGGCGATCATCTACGATGAGGACGGCGTATCGCAGTGGTGCGGCGTCACGATCTCCGCGACACAGCAAGGGGTGGATTGATGCAGAAGGTATCGAGCAATTACGCACCGTTTACACCGGTGCGTGAGGTCGGCATGCTTGTCCGGTTTTACATTGTTGACCCGTCGGCAAAGAAGAACGGTACGGCCTCTGCATCTGATTCGGCACCAGGCACAAGCGCCGCCGAAACGATCAGCGACAGAGAAACCATATCCGGGAAGTTTGCTGGGCTTGAATTGAACCGGTGGGTTCTGGATGGGACAATCGATATTCCGAACGATAGCTTTGACGGGCAGCATGTAGGCTGGTGGAGCGGAGTAGTATCAAACGAGAGCGCCGAAATGGCAAGCATAATTACGTTTGAATTCTCCGCTCCGGTATCCACGATTGGTTGGGCGATGCTGTTTGATGAAAAAATGAACCAATACCCGGCGCAGATCACAATTACCGCATATGCGAGCGACGGAGCGGCGGTCGCAACCGGAACAAAGATGATCACGCAGGCGCGGCAGAACATCAGCATGACTGCCGCAAATTACACAAAGCTGACGATTCGATTTGACAAGACGCTCCTGCCAAAGACACGCGCCCGGCTGCGGCAGATCGATTTCGGCCTGACGGAAACCTACGAAAACGACACAATGGCCGACGTGAAGATTATAGAGGAAGCATCCGTTTCCTGCGAATCGTTCCCGTCCCGGCAGATTTCCTTTACATTTGACAACGCGGATCATCGGTACAACATTCTGAACCCGGACGGCGTTTTCTCCGTGATTCAGGATGGCCAGAAATTGCTTGCCAGATGCATTGTAAACGGAGAGAGCATAGACGTTGGCGAGTTCTTTTTTACATCCGTTACAGCACGCGATTCCGGCGTTACGGCACAGCTTGTCGGAAACGATATGGCTGCGACACTCGATCGCGCAACCTATGAGGCCGGAAACGCTACCGCGTGCAAGCTCCAGACTGTAGTTGCGTCCGTACTGGAAGGATACGACGTCACTGTGATCTACGGCGGCGGCGCAGACGAAAGAACGGTAGTCCCTGCAATCCCTCGGAAGACGACGAGACGCGAGGCGATCCGGATTCTGGCACAGGCCGCAATGTGCTCCGCGTGGTTTGATCGATCCGGAAACCTGCACATCGCGGAGCTTTCAGCAGGCGCAGTATTGGGAGAAATAACGCCGGATGAGCTTTATAACTATGACGGTGTGTCCATATCGGAAGCGGTTGATTGCGTAGAGCTGCACGTTAAGAGCGACTACGCGAATATCGATACGACAATCACCGCCGGGAGCGGAAAAAACATCAAGAGCGTAAATAACCCGTGCGTAGCGCCTGCAAACTATCAGAGTGTGGCTGCGTGGCTGCTTGCGCAGTATAATCGCCGAAAGATCTACAGCGTGAAAAACCGGGGCAATCCGGCGCTCGAAACCGGCGACACCATCAAAATCTCCGACGCATTCGCACAAAACGAAAATGCTGTGCAGACCGGTATGGAACTGACGTTCAGCGGAGGCGGAATTTATGCCGTAACGAAAGGAGTTGGCGCATGAGTACCATCATTGACACCCTCGTCACCGACCGGACGCAGGCGGATGTGGAGCGAGTGCGGGAGCTGGCGGCGAAGGGGTTCGCGGCCATGACCGCAGCCGAGCGGGCGGAATGGCTGGCCGGGATGAAGGGAGCGTACAACGCCGCTGATCTCAATCGCGTGGGGACGGCCCTGAATTATCTGGCGGGCCGCCTCGGCGCGATCTGCGGCAAGAGTATCGCATGGCCTGCAAAAACCGATTGGGCCGTAACGGACATTATAACGGCCTCACGGGCCGAGGCATACCGCAAGCAGGTGCAGTCCATCCGGGGCGCACTGGCATACCCCGAAGGAACACCGGACGCGCCCGGCCTCGACCGGCTGACCTATACCGGCGCAAACGATATCGAGCGCATTCTTGCGCTCTGCGAGGAACTGATCGATAACATCACAAAGGCGTTCCGCTACACCGGCGCTGCGGAATGCGCGACAGGAGGCTTGATATGAAAGATCGTCAACCTACTAAAGTTCTTACAAACGGTGCTATTCGATATGGCATCTACAATTCCGACGGTAGTCTTGATCACTACGAGTACATGAAACGTATGGACGAGCCAACAGTTGAGGGTACGCCTCTCAATAAAGCAAATCTTCTGTCCGATGCCACTGCCGCCAAGCTCTGGCCGAACGCAACCACGAGGCCGGAGGACCCGACAGTCAACGACGCGCTCGGCAAGCTTTCGGAGGGCACGGCCAAAGTCGGCGACATCGCTATCACCGCCCGCACAGACCTCTCCGATGCGTGGCTCCCGTGCGACGGGCGCACCGTGTTGCAAGAACAGTATCCGGAACTTTTCTCTGTCCTTCGCAGTTCTGCAGCGCCTCTGCCATGGACACTGAAAACGGCAAGTATAAACCCGACCGCCATGTGGTTCTTGAATGGGGAATGGGTCGCAATGTCCGGCAATAAACTTTATACTTCCGCTGATTTGGAAACGTGGACGCAGCGAACATCCATTCCTTCAGGGCTTACGATGGTAGACGCAGTGCTGGAATACGCGAACGGCTTTTACTACACCATTTTGGATAGCGGTTCAGTCGCAACCACAGGAATATACAGAACATCGAGCCTTGATACAAAATTTACGCTGTACGCAAGCGGGAGTTTACCGTCTACGCAAACCAAAGGAGATCGTGGGCTGTTTATTACGCCGAACTTTTTGTATATCTATGCCGTGGGTACAAAATACACCGGCTACGATGGTCACGATCATGAATATATAAGCTGCTCATATGTGAACCCAGCAACGCAGACGATTGTGGCGATAGAAGACATCGACGGTGTCTTTTTTTACAATCAAGAGCAAGGACGCTTTTACAAGCTGGAGTTATCAAAAACGAGCAACAGCCTGACAACAGCAACGGCGGAAACTCTGATCAATCCGACATGGGAGACGGTAAGTACCGTATCGCTTGCGACTCTCTCTCCATCCTTTAACGAACCGCCAGGTTACACAACGCATGATCTGATGTCCGCATATCATTGCGGAACGACAATCATTGCATTCTTCGGGCTTACAGAGATAAGCATCGTTGCCGGTACTTTTACCGAGTATACCGGATATATGGTGTACAGGTACTCGACGGACAACGGAACAACATGGAGCAACGGGAAAATTATCTCTTATGAATCTGGCAAGCGAGGGCTCCCAGCATACAGCGGTGGAAAATACAAAGGCGGGCTGCTTGTGACAGCCGGTGACGTGACAGCGACAAAGAATGGTACAAGCGCGGTAAATATTATTGCAATCAGCGACCCCGCAGCTGGGCAAGCCTATAGCGATGTACTAAAGGATGGTATACCAGACATTGCTCTATCGCTGGACGGAAGAGCGGCATATAGTTCAAGCAACGGCATTGCATATTGTGATTATAGCGTTAGCGGAAAGACGATTCCCATTATTGGCATGAGTACCCGTTGTAAAGCCTATATCAAGGCACTGGAGGAATAATTATGCAAGATAGAGTAGGCAGCATAGACCTAGCTAACGGAGCTATCCGGTATGTAGGCTACAATGCCTACAAAGTTGTATTGCGTGGCGTATGGCTTAAACTAGAGGACGAGCCACTGCAGATAGAAACTCCGCTCACAGCAGGAAATCTGCTGACCGCACAAACCGCAGCGAAGATCTGGCGCGCCGGAGACGCGCCGACGGACCCGATGGTAAATGAGGCGCTTGCAAAGCTGGCAGAGCCGAACTATCACGTTGGTGATATCCTCACGACTGTCCGCGTACTCTCTGCCCCGTGGCATGCCTGCGACGGCTCGACCTTCTCGCGGACGGCCTACCCGGCCCTCTACGCCGTCCTCGGCGGCACGACGCTGCCAAGCATCAGCTATTCAAGCGACACCACTACCTACATCAAAATGGCGGACGATTAGCCCGGCAAAATAAAAGAGAAAGGTACGGAAAAATGGACAGCAAAACCATCATCGTCACCCTCGTCTGCGCCGTGCTCGGCTCGTCCGCGCTGACGGCGGTAGTAAACGCCGTCGTCGGCGCGATACAGAAAAAGCGCGGCAAGGCCACGACGCAGGAGGCGCACCTAGCCGAGATCGACAAAAAGCTCGGGAAAATGCAGGAGCATCAGGACGAGCAATATCTGGCGATCCTCCGCCTCACGATCATGAGCGAGGAAATGCCGATGGCAGAACGCCTGATCGCCGGGCAGAAATACGTCACACTCGGCGGGAACGGCGACGTGAAGAAGTTTTTACACCAGCTGGAGGCGCAATGCGGGCATAGCAATGGAATTCAGTAAAAAGTGGCTGATTTGCAGCGCGCTCGTCAGCCTCGCACTCATCATCGCCTGCGCGGCAGGCGCAGACCTGACGGAGATCACGCTTGCGGTGCTGGCTGAAACGACGGCTTCCAGCGGCTTTTACCTCTGGAAGGCCAAGAATGAGAACCGCGCGAAGTACGCGCAGAAGTACATGGATAAATGGGCCGAGAAATACGGCCCGGAAGCGGCAGCACGCATCGCGGAGATCGTGCTGAAAGATTGAAAGGAGCATACATATGGACTACACACAGATTATCTCGGCAGTGATCGCGCTCATCAGCGCGCTCGTCTCTGCATTTTTGATCCCGTGGCTCAAAACCAAGATCGACGCGGACAAGCTGCAAACGCTCCGCACTTACGTTGAGATCGGCGTAAAGGCGGCGGAGCAGCTGTACACCGCGACGGACGGCGCGGCGAAAAAGGCGTATGTCGTGAACTTCCTCGCCGAGAAGGGCATTCAATTTGATGTGGAAACGATCGATAAGCTGATCGAGGCCGCCGTGCTGCAGCTGCACCACGAGTTGTACGGGAGTGAGCGGGCATGAGTATCAAAATTGGGCAGGCCAGTCTTGGAGAAACCGGAGGACGCAACCAGCAGCCCGGCAACCAGAGCGGCCGGGAGCTGAATATCTCCAACTGGTACAATGGCCGCTGGCTCTGCGTCCTGCGCTACAAGAGCCGCAAAAAGGCCGAGCGGGCCGCGCAGACGTGCGAGGCGGCCATTAAAAACCGGAACATCGGCTACGACATGGACAACAGGAACACGGCGTATGAGGCAGCCAGAGCCGTCGGATGGGACGTGAGCAAGATCACAAAGCCAGTGGAGACGGACTGCTCCGCGCTCATGACGCTCTGCGCCGTGGCCGCAGGCTGCGCGTCGGTCGAAGCTCTCTACCGTCGGCAGGGCAACAGCTGCACGACATACTGCATGCTGCACGATTGGCCAGCGACGGGAGACTTTGTGCTGCTGACCGGCAGCAAGTATCTGACGACGGACGCCAATCTCCTGCGCGGGGACGTGCTGGTAAGCGAGGGCCATACCGTGATGGCCCTCGAAGATGGAAAAAATGCAGAGGAGGAAACTGAGATGGTAGAAAAGAGCAAGATCATCGTGGACGGCAAGGAAGTCGCCGTTGAACGCATCCTGAAGAACGGCACGAACTACGTCAAGGTGCGCGATCTGGCCGCTGCGCTGGATCTCGAAGTCAGCAACAAGGGCAATATCGCCGTGCTGAATCACAAGGAAAAGTAAGGAGGCGGGGCGTATGTCGCCGCAGGCGCGGGCCAAGCTGCAGCCAGAGCTGGGCCGCCTGACCCGCAAGGACATGGAGGCCGTGATCTATCAGGCCAATCTTGGCCGGGAGAACGAGAAGATCGCGCAGCTCTACTTCGTGGACAAGCTCCCGCAAGTGGACGTTGCAACAGAATTGTATCTTGGCCGCGCCACGGTACAGCGCCGCCTACCGGAGATCATGCGGGAGATGCAGCGGACATCCAGCAAACTGTATAACTGAGATAAGCGCCGGTTTCTCGGCGCTTATTTTTTATATAAAAATTTTTGAAAAGCCCTTGACATATACGGTATTACAGTATATAATGCAGCCATAGACACAAAGCAAAACAAACACGACAAAAAAATCGGAGGATGGCAGACATGTTTAATATCGTTTCCGCGTGGGGAGCGCAGACAAATCCCCACTATAACCCGGACACTGCAAATAATGGCGGAGGTTACTGGCAGTTTTCCGGCGGTATCGTCGTCGATCTTAACGGCCAGCTTGTCACCGTCGAGGCCGACGACACGTCCTGCGGCGATTTTGGCAGCCGCGTGTATTTTTCCGTGACGGCTGACGGCTTCTGCTGGCAATTTTCCGACGGCACAATGGACGATGCGTCCGTTGACACCCCGGAGGATGTCTTGGGCGTTCTGCGGTCCGTCTCCGGCGTTCTGGGCGTGGACGCCGAAGCGCTGATTTCTGCCGCGTTGAATGCGGCGAACGTCTGCGCGTGGGAGGTATGCTATGCCGACTGACACCCAGCGCCGCGCTCGCAACAAGTGGGACGCTGAGAACATGTCCGTGATCTCCTGCAAGCTCAAGCGGGAGATCGCGGAAAGATTTAAGGCCGCAGCCAAGTCCAACGGCACGACGCCAAACGAACTGATACGCGGCTGGATTGCTGCATATTTATTTGAGCAAAACTGATGCATAACTGAGGCACAGGAAAATAGTAAAAAGCCCATACTGGACACATCAAAGGAGTGTTCGGTATGGGCTTTTCTTATTTTAATCCGAACCCTGCCGGGCAGAAGGTCGGGGACTGCACCGTCCGGGCTATCGTAAAGGCGACCGGGAAGAGCTGGGACGAGGTGTATATCGGCCTGTGCCTGCAGGGACTCATCATGGGCGATCTGCCGAGCGCAAACAGCGTATGGAGCGCTTACCTCCGGCAGCAGGGCTTTACCCGGAACGTAATCCCGAACACATGCCCGGACTGCTATACCGTCGCGGATTTCTGCGCAGACCATCCGCGCGGCGTGTACGTTCTTGCCCTGTCCAGTCATGTGGTCTGTGCGGAGAACGGAAGCTATTTCGATACATGGGACAGCGGCAATGAGATCCCGCTGTTCTACTGGGCAAAGGAGGATAAATGATGTTCGGACAACAGCCGTATGTGTATCAGCAGCCGATTTATAATCAGCCAATCGGCCAACCGATCAGTCAACCAATGCAGGAGCCAATGATGCGCCCACAGTACCAGCCCGCGCCGCAGATACCGGCCTACCAGCCGCAGCCCCAGCAGCCGCAGAATCAGTCGATCATCTGGATTCCGAACGAACAGGCCGCAAACGACTTTATCGTCGCGCCCAACAATGCCGTTACGCTTTGGGATATGAATGCGCCGGTCGTGTATGTGAAAAAGGCAGATGCAAGCGGCAAGCCGACCATGACGACCTACGACCTTGTAGAGCGTGCGCAGGCCGCGCCAGCGCCCGCAGCGCCGCGAAAAGACATGAGCGAAGAATATGTGACCCGCAGGGAGTTTGAAGAGCTGGTAGCCAAGCTGACGGCCCCCAGCGTAAGACCGGCGAGAAAGACAAAGGAGGCTGAAAGCGATGGCTAACCCCCTGTTTCAGGCCCTCGGCGGCGGGCAGATGCCCGGCCAGATGGGGCAGTTTCAAAATATGGTGCAGCAATTCCGGCAGTTTCAGCAGACGTTTCAGGGCAACCCGAAAGCAGAGGTCGAAAAACTGGTACAGAGCGGGAAAATCACGCAGCAGCAGCTGAATCAAATGCAGCAAATGGCTGTGCAATTCCGGCAGCTGCTCGGATAAAATGAATCTTAATTCGTGGCCACGATTGAGATAAATTTCAAAATCTACGAAAGGAGAATTTTATGAGTCTTACTGATGGCGGCATTCAGCCGACTATGCCCGTCCAGCCTGCCAATAACTACGGCGGCGGTATGGGGATGTGGGGTGATAACTGGATCTGGATCATTGTGCTGTTTTTGTTCGGCTGGGGACGCAACGGCAACGGCTGGGGCGGCAATGGCAGCGGCGGCGTGATGGACGGTTACGTGCTGACGTCCGATTTCGCAAGTGTTGAGCGTAAACTTGACAGTATGGCAAACGGCATTTGCGATTCCACGTTTGCCCTGAACAATGCCATTACTGGCGGCTTTGCTACGACCACGCAGGCCCTCAACAGCGGTTTCCAGAACGCCGAACTTTCTCGTTGTAATCAGCAGGCCGCGCTTATGCAGCAGCTGAACAACATGGCGATGCAGGCACAGGAGTGCTGCTGCGAAAACCGCGCTGCAATCGCCCAGGTGCGCTATGACATGGCGACGCAGGCGTGCGACACCCGCAACACCGTGCAGAACACCACCCGCGACATCATCGACGCGATGAACTGCGGCTTCCGCAGCATCGACCAGCGTCTGACGGCACAGGAGCTTGCGGCGAAGGACGCGAAGATCGCCGAGCAGAACCAGCAGCTCTTCGGCTACCAGCTGGCAGCATCGCAGGCGGCGCAGAACAATTACCTTGTTTCCACGCTTCGCCCGAGCCCCAGCCCGGCCTATGTTGTCGCGAATCCGTACTGCTGCAACAGCGGTTACAACTACGGCTGCGGCAACTGCGCGTAACAACTCCACATCGTAGAGCTTTTTCGTGGCCTCACGAAAATGATCGGCCCCATTGCCGATACTCGACAGCAACGCGGCGGGGCAATCGTCCCGCCGCTAATTTTAACTGCGCCGAATTCGATACTTTTAGAAAGGAATGATTTTATGGCTGAATTTACATCATCCGGGATTCAAACTGTCGCCGCTGGGCAGAACGTCCCTCTGATCTCCACGGCGGCTTGCGGAAAGCCGTGCATCGTACATCGAGAAGGAAGCGGGCTCGTTACGCTGCGCGGGCTTACGCAGCAATGC